CGCAAAAGCAAACTTTACGGGGTCTTTAATTTCGGACAACTCTCGAGCCTTCTTTGGATTCTTACCGAGTGCGTAAATTACGACAGCAGGATTATCTGCACCCTGCAACACCACGCCTTGCTGGACAACGCTAAAGAGTTCCTGAGCAACTGCCTCAGCATCTTCAAAGTCTTTGACTCTCAGCTCAGCTCTCGCCTTACCGTAGCCATCCAGTTTCGATTGCCATGCCTTTTGCTGATTCATAACTTCAGCTTCCTGCTTGGCTCTCTCATCATCGGCTTGCCGTTTCTGGTCAAACCAATTAGCTAGTGCTTGCTCAAATCTATCAGCATCGTAATCGTGGTCTTCTAAGGTTGGCTTCTTGCCTAACACGACTGGTTTGTTCTCAGTCTGTGTAGTTTGTAACCTACCTTGTAGCTCTCGGTTCTGACGCTGTAGTTCTCTATTTGTCTTACGCAACTCTCGTACCCATTCAGGTGCTTGAGTGTGTTCCTCTTGAGGTGGCGAATCCTCACCTATAGAAACGACTACTTCATCATCATCAGACTCTTGATTCTCACCTTCGTTGTCTACGCTTTCGTCTGCATCAACAACTTCTAGGTTTTCCTCTTGGTCTTCAATTGACTCGTTATCATTCTCCAATTCTGCCTGTTCGTTCATTTAAAACCCCTTCAAACTCAGTCATTAAACGGCTGACTGGATACCGATACTTTTATTTTAACGCTATTTGTTAATCTAGCAAGGTGTTACAAATATACGTTAACCCATATTGTTGCCAAAGCTTGATTTGATAACCATACTTTGCACCTTTTGAGCATTGTCTACTGCCGCATTTTCTACATCTATATCAACCTTAGATAATGTTTCTAAAGTCTTGGCACGTTTGTACTCTGCCTCGGCTATTGTCTCAACGGTATCGGCTCGTGCTTTAGCCGCTTTAGCTGTAGCTTCCTCCGCTGCGGCTTGTAAGAATATAGCGTTCGGGTCTTGAGGCTGACCTTGCATCTCTGCCATCAACTCTTCACGTTCTACCTCAGTTGGCTCAACCACACCCATACGGACAAGTTTCTTACGGAAGTATGCGTTCGTATCTGATAAACCTTCGCCTTCCATGTTCATCATTGCCATGGCTGTCAACACCTGTGCTGTCTCAGGGTCTTGGGTAATCTGCAACATACCTGTGAGCGCACGAACAACGGCTGACTTCTTGCTACTGCTTGATGGGCCAACATCAACGTTGACATCAAACGATGCACTTGTCATGTCGTTTTCAATGACCATCGCACCTGACTTGTCTAATGCAGGTCGCATGAGTTCCACAAAGCCAACTTCACCACCACGGTCAACGGTCTTCATCTTACGCATATCTTCTGTGTAGATGTCTTTAGCCATAGATAGCCAAATCTCACCGCAACGCTTCATACCCTTGGCAAAGTTACTCATGTAGATAAACGACTGCATGTCTACACGTTGCTGAATCATCTCGACAGCTTTGCCTGAGATGTTGCTTGCAATCTGCTCTGCACCCGATTGATTGCCGAGAATGTCCTGCATATCTGATTCGGTAATCTGCAGTAGCGCTGCCATGGCAGGTGGTATTTGTGCGCTACGAGTGTATGCGACTGGGCCTGTGGCTTGTTGGCTACCATCAGCACCTGTAATTGGATTGACTAGCAGATATGGGTAATCCTTTAGGTTATCCTCTGACCACATAACTTGGTGACCTGCGACCTGTTCAGGCAACAGGATAGGCTTCTCAACGCTAGACAATGCGCTAATCTCACCGAGTTTAGACAGTTGCATGTTCTTGAGTCGTTGAGCGTCTTTAGCCAAGCGTACATGACCCATACAACGTTCAATGTTATCAACAAACCATCTCTTGCCATAGACAGGCACGATTGGGATACACTTACCTGCAAGGTAACCTGCGTCTTCCAACACTTTGCCACCTGACATAATGTACTTGCGTACCTTCTTACGCTTGACACGTTTCTGACGTACTTCTACGCTACCGACAGCCATTAGAGTTTCCTCTAACATCTCGTCATTAGCAAAGTCATCTTGTGTGTAGCGTTCCTCTGTGCCGTCAATAGCACGGAATATACGAATGGTCTCGGTCTTCTCTTCTACCTTGTAATACTCGGCAACGTAGACAACATCGGGAGTGCACCAGTCAAACTCGTATTGGTGAACTATTTTGGGCCAATCCGATGGGCTTTCACCCCAAGCATCTTTGTAAGCCTGGCGTGTCATGCTTGTGACTACAAAGCAGTATTTGGCATCTGATTTGTCTTGACGCTTAGATTGTAGGTCAAAGAACACCGAGCTATCGGCATCAAAGATTGGTTCTATGTGGATACGTTGACGATCATCTTCGTCATTCTCTTCGTCTTCATAGACGGTACGTAATCGCCATGCACCAAATCCACCACCGACAGCTTCCTCAAAAGCATTGTCATAAGCCTCATCAGCTACTGACTTCTCTTCGTCTGCACGGTAAAGACCGTCACAGACTTCAGCCATTTTGTCGTTTTCTTGCCCATCTTTGCTTACAAAGTCAACGGTAATACGGTTATTGCGGTATTCATTTATCACCCGCATGACCGATAACATGATTTTGTTGACTTCAAACTTAGGCTTGTTTTCGTATTGGTCGAGTAATGGGCCTTCCCATTGTGCACCCGCAATAGAGTAGAACCGTCTGTCTTGCAAGCATTGTAAACGCTCATCTCGCAGAGCAGTCTGCACGTCATCAAACTGCGTGAGTGCCTCAGCGTGAACGTTCGCTAATCGCTGGTCGTTTGACAATCGTGCCATAATAAATCCTTATTTTGCGTATTATCTCACCATCTGTGTGCAGTTGGCAAGGGTACAAATGTTTGAGGCTTACTGACCTTTGCACGTCTAACACCTTCGAGAGCGTACCTTAACGCATCAATCAAATGGTTCTTCTTATCCTCTAGTATAGGCAATATGTTACCAGTAAGCGAGTCTTGCTTATAACTGTAAAGTGTTAATTCGTCAATTGTGTGCAAACATCTAGGGTGGACAATGATGTCATAGCTCTTTATAAACTCGACACCTTCCTCTACAGACTTAGCACCTTTGACGGCTTTCATTATCTTTGGAAAGCCATTGTTACGCATATAGCTAATTGTTTCAGGTCTAGCAGAGTCAGCCACAATCACCCACTTTTCAGCTTCAGGCACAGTCATAAACAGTTCAGGTGTGTTTACAATCTCACACCCAACCATATACGCTTCGTAGTCAATGTAAAGATTGCGACCCGTAATGTGGCATCTAACCAACGTGGTTGGGTCAACAGCAAAGCCCCAGTCAGCTCCTAGCCTATGTACAGCATCTATCGGTGCTTCAAACTCCTCGACTCGCCAGTTCTTAAATACTCTTGTTTCTGCATTAGCAAGATACTGACCTTCCCAAACGTGGTTGTATTTGTCTATGTCTCGTGACTTATCGTACTCAAGTTCTTTTCTAAGTGTCTTGGGAAACCATGGATTGTCTTGCCAATTAACGTGGAGCAATTGACTATCAGGTGGCAAGATAGATTGCTTAAACATCGAGTCAACAGGGTCAGTCTCTTGGTTTGGATTCCAAGTGAAGATGATTTGTGAGTTCTCTTTCCGTATAGTTGGTATCAGAATGTCTAGGCTCTTTTGGCTAACAGTCTGAGCCTCTTCTACCCAACAGATGTCAATCCCTTCCATAGACTTGACCGACTCAGGGTTACTTCTCAGTCCTGCAAATAGGAACAGAGAACCGTTCTTACCCCTTATCTCTGTGTCTGTAATGTCGTAAAAGCCCTCAAGATTGACTTTCTTTATCTTGTCATCAAGTAACCGTTTGACAGAATCCTTAATGCTTTTCTGTATCTCACGACTGCACAGTATGCGTAACGGTTGAGACGCTGCTCGAATGATAAGTGACTCAGCGACAGAATGGCTTTTGCCGCTATTGTGGTTAACAATGCCATTTGACAGATAGTTATTTGTACCAAAGACGTGCAAATCCCAATATATTTGTCGGCTGTGGTATCTAATGAGTTTTACATTTGATATAATAAAACCCTCAACCACCTTACTTTGGAATTGCAATGACTTATCTTGAACGTTACTCTTTGGCTTGTCAAAAAGCCTTTGCAAACTTTGAACCTGACTTTTCAAGTTGTCGTAATTTATCTGAAGCCAATTTAATTCTTGAGTTGGCTCGTAATGGCAAACGGTCAAAGGACATTGCCGAAATGATTGGAAAAACACCGAAAGCTGTGCAAAAGTTCTTTCGCAGATACGACTTCCCAAATTTACACAATGTTTGCCCACGACAAGAGCATGAGCAGCCAATGTGGAAAGGTGGTGTAAAAATTGTAAGTGGATACTCTTACAAGCGTTTAAAAGACCACCCGAATAAGTCAAAGCATGGCGGTTATGTTGCTGTGCATCGCCTAGTGATGGAAGAGCAACTTGGTCGGTATCTGACCAGGGAGGAAGTCGTTGATCACATTGATGGCAATACACAGAACAATCATCCTGACAATCTACGTGTGTTTCCAAACAATGCAGAGCATCTTCGTGTGACACTTGCTGGTAAATGTCCAAACTGGTCGGAAGAGGGGAAGAAACGAATTGCTGAGGCAGCGACACAACGCCATCTCCTAAACAGACTTCGGAAAGCATCTTCCAACCAAACGGAGTCAGAAACTTGTGTTCGTCAGTAACAATGATTGAACGACCGTCATCTAAGATAACTTCAAATAAGTTTTCTTCTGAGCAAGGATAGGCGGCAGTTGCATCTGATTGCACAAGATTGCCGTCATCCCACGACCATACTGAACCACCAGCAAACTCACTTACTTTTATTTGACCTGTTGGCGTGTCAATCAAAGTGTCAGGATGAACGCAACCCCTGCCACCTTTGATAGCAATGTATCTCAGCTTATCGTTAAACAGTACCTCAGACCAATTCGGTAGACTTGTTTCGGTCACGGCTTAACAAAGTTCACTTTAATGTTCAAGTCTATCGGCTGACCATCTACACCGCTATGCTCAACCTTTTGTGTCTCAGCCCAACCTGCACGAGTCTTGAGCCAAAATATCATCGCCTGAGTGTTGCCTTCACGTGCTTGGTTATACAAAGAACGACCTATGTCAGCGTTAGCATCGACTCTGCCATCGTCTAATTCTTTCTTGTAGTATTTAACCAACGTGTCAGAGCTTATCTGTAGCTTTGCGGCTATATCCTCGTAGCGAATACCTACGCTTGCAAGGTCTGTGACAAGCCTTCTGCTCTCTGCTGTTGGTTCGTATTTTATCCCTTGAGCCATGATAACTCCGAAAGGGATTGAGAATGACTATCATTTACCATCTTGCACCCCGCGACAGGCAATTATCTGCGTTAAAAAAATCCCGCCATGTTTCAGACGGGTAAAGGGTTATTCACCCAAGGAGAATCTTAATAATATCACAGTCTTGGTTTCGGCAACAACTCTAGTGCAGTCTTGTAAGACCATATCTGATGCGGACTCAAAGCCTCACCTGCCTCGTCACGCTCTTTTAATCGTCTAGCCCATGCTTTGTAGTCCTTATCCTTTTGAGGCTCTACAAGAGTCTTTACCATCTTTAGAATCTCGCTGTCTACAAGGTCAAGTGGTGCTTTAGGCGATTCCAAGTGTTTGTAATCAGGTTTAGGTGCTTGCTTGCATAGGGTTTTAAATTGCATCAGGTTTGGGCAATTATCAGGCAAGTTTTCCAATGCCCAACCAATGGCTTTTAGATTGTCTTCAAACGTACTCAATTCGTGTGCCCAATGAGATTTAATTGTGTTTGCATCAACATTGCTCCACTTGTTTTTAAACTCAGACCCGTAGCTTAGAGCGAGACGGTCAAATAGACGGTCAATAACTTTAGTTGGTAATGTCATGAGAAATCCTTTGTGGTCGTTTGTATGCGTTAAAAGCCTCGTCTATGGTTTGCATTTCATCATCATGCGCTCTAGTTGCCACGCCTGGTGCTAACTCTTGCATACGCAGTCTGTCAGCTTTCTGCCAAGGTGATTCATAAGTTTTGTCTTGTGTAGATACCTTTTGGTTTCTGCACCAATTTCGCCACGTTGCTAACCAATCAGCTTTTAATCCTTTGCTGTGTGGAACAGATAGCCAATAGTCTTTAAACTGTTCAGCAACCTGATTTGGGTTTAAGTCTCTACGGTTCTCTTTGCACCATATTGCCCATTCATCTGGAAGTTCCCAATCTGATGGCAACCGTGTTGACTTTGCTTTGGAGGCTTTAGCCTCTATATCTTTTATATGTATATTGTTTACTGTTTCATGTTTACTGATTACTGAATACTGATTACTGATTGCCTTTTGATTGGGTTCTGTTTCGCTATCCGTTGGCATAGCGTTCGCTAACCGTTCGCTAACCGTTTGGGTTA